CTTTGTTGGTGGATTGTCTCGTTTGATTAAGGTTGGTTATTCTACATCTGTATTAAAATTGGACTTTAGTTCACTTTATCCATCTATTCAGTTGGTACATGATGTGTTTCCTGATTGTGATGTTATGGGTGCAATGAAAGGATTGTTAGGTTATTTTAGAACATCTCGTATTATGTACAAACAATTGGCTGAAGAGTTTGAGAAGAGTGACCCCAAGAAGTCAAAATCATATGACCGTAAACAGTTACCGATTAAAATCTTTATTAACTCAATGTTTGGAGCGTTATCGGCACCACAAGTATTCCATTGGGGTGATATGTACATGGGTGAACAGATTACTTGTACGGGTAGACAATACTTGCGTCAGATGATTGGTTTCTTTATGAAACGTGGATATAATCCATTGGTAATGGATACGGATGGTGTAAACTTTTCGTCACCATCTAATATTAATGACCGTAAATATATTGGTCGTGGTTTAAATTGGAAGGTGGTTGAAGGTAAAGAATACGTTGGCGCGGCTGCGGATATTGCGGAATACAATGACATATTCATGAGAGGTGAGATGGCTTTGGATAATGATGGTGTTTGGCCGGCCTGTATTAACTTGGCTCGTAAGAATTACGCTTTGATGACGGATAAAGGTAAAATTAAATTGGTTGGTAACACTATTAAATCAAAGAAATTACCAGGTTATATTGAAGAGTTTTTGGATAAAGGAATTAAGATGTTACTCCAAGGTAAGGGTAGAGATTTTATTGAATATTATTATGAATACTTACAAAAAATTTATGATATGAAAGTTCCTTTGGCTAAAATTGCCCAAAGAGCAAGAATTAAACATTCTTTGAGTGATTATAAATTCCGTTGTACTCAAAAGACAAAGGCGGGTTCGTTAATGTCACGTCAAGCACATATGGAACTTGCAATTCATCATAACTTAAATGTTAACTTGGGTGATGTGATTACTTATGTAAATAACGGGTTAAGAGCATCTCACGGTGATGTAGTTAAGAAGGCCGATAGTTTGGTTTTGAATTGTTATTTGTTGGACCCTGCGGAGTTAGAAGCAAATCCTGATTTAACAGGAAATTACAATGTCGCCAGAGCAATTGCAACTTTTAACAAACGTATTGACCCATTGTTGGTTGTATTCAAAGATGAAGTCCGTGATGCTTTAATTGTGACTGAACCCGAAAAACGTGGAATATTTACAACGGCACAATGTGAATTAATCAATGGACATCCATTAGGTGAAGGTGACCAAGATGATTTGAATGATGTATTAACAATTTCTGAACAAGAAATGTCTTATTGGAAAAAACGTGGATTAGAACCTTTTTATATTTACGAAAAGGCGGAAGAAGGTTGGGAAAATCAAATTATGGGTTTACCAAATCTTCAAACCGTCTGAAGATAAGATATACCAACTTTTATTAATAAAAACAAATTCAACACAAGCACCTTTTTCTAAAGAAATTTCATCCCACTCATCATCAACTGAACCGATATCGGGTATAATCAAAACATTTGTCATGGATTTGATTTTTACCCTGTCGGTGGTTGTGGAATCTAACTTTAATTTACAATTTGGTATACCCGTAATAATAATGGCGTATTCACCATTTGTTTTATATTCAGGTTCTGATACAACACAATAGTCCGAAGTTCTTACTCGGTAACCATTGATAATTTTTTCACAAGGAATTGATTTTATTATAGACATATTAAACTACTGTAATTGGTATAGGCATTGCTCTAAATTTTAACTGTTTGTTTAAATTTTCAGCAATAAATGCTTCTTTTTCCATTTGTTTTTCAGGACGAAGACGTTCTAACCTTTCTTTAAGTTCAGTAACTAACATAGTTTTCTCATCTTTAGACTCAGTTGATAAAGACTGGTAGTCCATAGTAAGTTCACTATCGGGTGTTTTTAAGTTACCGCTGAACTTACCTCTAACTCTTGCTAAAGTTTCTTTACAATAGGCTGTAAACCATCTTCTTACCCATTGTCGTGCAGGGTCATTTAAGTCCTGCCAATTTAAAGCATCTAATGGGATATCGGAAGGTAATTTCACGATATCAGGATTATCTTTTAAACATTGGTCACGGTCACCATCGGTAGTATCATAATACCAATACCAAACTTGACCTCTCATTAACTCGTTGTTTCCAAAGTCAAATTTACCACCAGGTGTGTTATATAACATGATGGCTCTTTTACCATTTGGTAATGCGGTTACACGATAACTAACATCAGGTTGAATTATTCTTCTTTTAATGTTTATATCTTGCAAACGTGCAATTGCGTCATATGATGAAGACATAAAGTATCCGCCACCACCAGGTTGTGCAAATCCACCTGCACCTCCAATACCAGGTCCACCAAATCCTCCGAATGACCAAGGGTCAAAAAGAAGGTTGTTTTCCTCTGCTGGTGAATACCAAAGTAGTTCATTAATTTCACGACCTGCGGGAATTTCATATATTTGAACATTTGATTCTAACTTAAAAAAGTCTTTTTTCAAAACCCAAGGACCTGAGTTTTGTAAACCAACAATTTTAGAATATGCGTAAGTGTATTGAGTTTCCCAATCTAATGTTCTTCTAACTAAAGCATTTGCGACAGATTGTGTAGCCAAATCCATACCATACAAACTTGTCCATTGGGTTTCAATTAACCAATCATAGACATATTGTGTATAATCACCAATGGATAATTCCAACAAGGAATCCATTTGTTCCATATCCAATTCAACAGCTCTCAATGGAGCACCCAATTGATTTAGGATACGATTATAGAGTCTGGTTCTTTCTGGTTCTGCAATAACTGCCATAGTTTTTTCTTAATAAATATCTAGCAATTATAATTGATACAATTTTGAATCAACTGGAAAATAATAAACCCCTTGATGTATCTTTGAATTTTTGTTATCAAAAATAACAATTGGTCCAAGATTTTTCATAAATATCATCCAATCTGTTTGATATTTTTTTACATTTGCGGTTCCATCAACTTTATATTTGTCATCAATACGAGTAATATGACTAAAAGGTTTGATTTGTCCGGTATATTCTTTACCATCCACGGTTATTTTTATATCAATACCTTTTATCATATCTTCTTGTGAACCTAATTCACCAATTTTGATAACATTTTCTTCACCAAATTCTTTTTTTAATCTTTCATGTACAGCATCTTCGGTTTCACCACCTTTTTTAGATGATAAACCCATAACACTCATAATAGTTTCAAGTGTTTGTGATTCCGCCTTAAACACTCTGAACTTAACATGGTTTAAAACTTTAATCATGTAAACCATTTCCTTAACTTGTTCCTCAGGTGTTTTATCTTTAAAATCAATTAATGGTTGGTTTGACTTTGCCAAGAATTTATTTAAATCTTTTTTCAATACACAAAAGGCACTGTAGTTTGTGTTCAAATAATTAATAATGGACCTACCTGAATCTTCTAAATTGTATATTCCCGACATTGAACCTTTTTCATATTCATCTTTATTATAATATCTGTCAGAAAAAACTTCTTTTAAGATTTGCATGATTGCGTTTTTATATAAACCTAATGCCTCACGATTTTGATTAAATAATTGTTTGGACTCCATTCTATCTGAAGATGAACATGGTTCACTTTTCGCCCCTTCGGTTAAGAATTCTTTTACACTTTCACTTTCTTTAAGTGATTTGTCAAGTTGTTGTTTCAATGCGTCTTCAACATAGTCCCAATTCACAACTTTCCAAAAGTTTTTGATATATTCTTCTTTTCTGTTTCTGTATCTTAGGTAATATGCGTGTTCCCACAAGTCTAATCCTAACAATGGGTAACCACCTTGTTCAACAACATCCATTAATGGGTTGTCTTGATTAGGTGTTGTCATAATTTTTAAGGTACCACGTTTGGTTAACACTAACCAACACCATCCTGAACCAAATCTGTCTTTTGCTTGTCCGTCAAATTTTTTCTTAAATGCCGCTAATGAACCAAAGTTTTGATTAAGTTTTTTTAATATTAAACCTTTTGGTGTCGTTGGTTTTGGCGATAACATTTTCCAAAACAATTGATGGTTAAATGCTCCACCCGCTTGGTTTCTGACAAATTTGTTAAACCTTTCAATGGTTTTAACAATTTCTTCCAAAGATAAATCACCGTAATCTTTTTCACTTAAAGCGGCGTTCAACTTATCTACATAACCTTTGTAATGTTTGTTGTAATGTACGTTCATTGTCTCGGGGTCAATGAACTGTTTAAGTGCGGAATAAGAATAAGGTAATTTTTCTACACTAATTTTTTTGGCTTCTTCAACAACTTTTCTATGTTTTACTTCTTGTTGTCGTTTTTGTTCTTTTTTTTCTAATTGTTCTTCCAAAACTTCAATTCTGTTTTTGAGATTTTTCATAAGTTCGGCTTTTGTTTTTATTAACTATAAATAAGCCGAACTTTCATTATCTTCGCATTTCATTTATTAAATTCATAATTTCTTCAACTGAGTCCGTTGAATTTGCGTTGTCACCCATGATTGTTTCAAAGATATTTTTCTTTTTCTTGAGTATATCATAGATAATCCCTTCAACTGTGTTGTCAAAAATAGGATAATAAACTAACACGTTATTTTTTTGTCCGTAACGGTAACTACGGTCTTCGGCTTGAGAGTGGTCTGATGGTAAAAATGATAGGTCATTCATCACAACAGCTTCAGCGGCAGTCAATGTGATACCAACACCAGCGGCTTTAATGTTTCCTACGAATATTTTAACATCTTCTTCGTTCTGAAAACGGTCAACAGACGACTGTCTTTCTTTTTGGGACATTTGTCCGTCTAATCTAACAGCATTTTTACCAAAATGTTGCAAAATTAACTCCAAACTTTTTGTAAAGTTGGTGAACACAATAACCTTCTTACCTTGTTCAATAATATTTTCACAAAGTTCAATGGTTGCCTTAGTTTTTTCTTCAGCAATTACCTGACGAACCTTTGTTAACTTGGTAAATTGAAGTGTTAATGAATCTGATTCACCACTTTTATCGTACCAATCGTAATACTCACCCATAAGTTCTTCATATTCATTTGATTTCAACCTCAAATAAACAGGTGTAATAATCTTTTCGGGTAAATCTAATACATTTTCCTTCAATCTACGTAAAACAAGTGGTGATGTCCTATCTCTTAACTCTTCCAAGTTGGATGCTCCACTTACATTCCATATCTTACGTCTACCCGCTTGAAATTGAAAACCATTACAATACCTTTTTACATATGCCATCCAATTCTGAGCTACAGGTGAGTCAATTAAACTCAATAAATTGAAGTAATTAATTGGTCTTGATGTAATTGGGGTACCAGTTAACAACCAAACACGTTCAACTTTCTTTCCAATGTCATTAATTAACTTTGTTCTTTGGGCTTGAGAGTTCTGAACGTAGTGTGCTTCATCTATAATCACCAAATCAAACTTTGATTTAACAATAATTGATTCGGTTTTCTTTTTATCATCATGGAAATTTTTAATAATATCATAATTGATGATGACAAAGTCGGCTTCGTCCCATTTTTTACCTTCAATGATACTTGTCGTTCTATCTGAATAGTTCTCAATCTCTCTTTGCCAGTTAATCTTTAAAGAAGCAGGACAAATAATTAACATTTTCTTCGCTCCCGTTTCCAAAGCGGCAATGATTGTTGAAGTTGTTTTACCCAAACCCATATCATCGGCCAAAATAAATTTTTTATTCTCAACCAATTTTTGGATTGCTTCTTTTTGGTGCTCAAGTGGTGGACGGTGTGAATACTTATCGTAATCAATCACAACATTCTCAACTTTATTGTTTTTAATCAAAGCAACTTTGGGTAACCAAAAGTCGTGGAGTTCCTGACTATCAAAAAATTTCCCCCAAATATGATAAGAGGTGTCTTTTTCAATTAAAAGTTTTTCAACATAAACTTGTGTTGCAATTTTAGTGAATAATTTTTCATCAGAAATTTTTTTAGAAAAATACTCATCCAACTCAACCCATTTTTTTGCAACCTTTGGAGTTGTATTAATGTAGTTTACAATATATTCTGCTTGAGCTCTTGTTGGATAAAACTTTTTATTATCTATTTGTTTTTTTCTTAAACGCATGATGTAGTTGTTGGCCCCTGAATAGGTTTCCAACAAATCAAGTGCCTTTCTTTCTAATACAGAGACATTATATGTGTTTTCAGTATTTTCCAATCTAATAAAAGATAATCAATTTATGTATATTTATCAAGTATGGCACAACCTCTCGTTCCAATAACAAGATTAGGTAAATTCTTTGGTGGTGAAGATTATACTTTAGACATTTCTATGGGTAGAGAATGGTTAGATGGTGATATGAATTTTACCATTGTAATCTATCGTGTAGATAGAACAAAAACCGTAAATGATGATGTATATGGAGAGGTGTTACCACAAGGTATTCAGTTCTTACCACCTATTTCAGTAAAGGCATATGTTCAAATTTTACAACCCGATGAAAAATTCTTAGGTAATTCAAAAATTTTACAAAATGAACCTGGTAATTTGAAGTTTGCAATTTACGACCAAGATTTAATGGATTTACAACTTGACATTAATTTGGGTGATTATATTGGGTATTGGATTACCGAGTCACAAGTTAGATATTTCTCTGTCGTAAACGCAGGTACCCCTAACTTTGATAATAAACACACTTATGGTGGTTACAAACCATTTTATGTTTCATTTATTGCAACACCTGTAAGTGAAAACGAATTTAACGGAATATAATGAAACTTATTATAACCGAATCACAATTTGACAATTTATTTTTGGGTAAGAAAGTAATGGTATATTACAACTTACACAAACAGACATTTTCCGTAACATATGACAGTAAAGTTGTTATACATGCAGATTATGTTAAATTAGGCGATGTTGAGTTTAGGGTTAGAAAAGGTGGTAAAGAAAGAGTTCGTTTAGAAAAATCAAAAAATGTTCACGCATTTGTAATTGGTAACTTATTAGATTACTGTGAATACCCTTGTGATAACATTCCAAATCCACCGTCAGACATGATTGTGACTTATAACCCATATAAAGACAATTCGTTTGTTTATAAAAATAGTGAAGAGCCTGTTTATCGTGCAAAAGAAGTTGATATGATAAATTCAAAAAATAAACTATTTGTAGTTAAAGAGTAATGGCATATCCTAAAAAAATTATACCAACAATAAATCTTAAACCTGAGAAAATTCTTCTTCAAAGAAGAGAAGAGTTACTTAGTTATATAACCGAAGACGGAACTTATTTACCAAAACAATTATTACACTCTGAATTAGATAGGGGGTTTTTGGACTTTGTTAAAGAAGACTTGAAAACGGTAGTTGCGGGGAAAATTATTCCAATGGTTGACATTATTATAACAACTCAGAACTGGTCGCAGTTTACTGAAACTTGGGATTTTAATGATTTAAATGGAAATCCAAATCCGCCGTTTATTACGGTTGTCCGTCAACCTGAAGTAAAATATGGAAGTAATCCCGCATTACTTTGGAATATTCCTAATAGAAAAGAGTTTTATTATGCCGCAGTTCCAACTTGGAATGGAAACATTAAAGGTATGGATATCTATAAGATTCCACAACCTGTCCCTGTTGATATTACATATAATGTAAAAATTATTTGTAACAGAATGAGAGAGTTAAACGAGTTTAACAAAATTGTAATTCAGACTTTTGCTTCTCGTCAAGCCTATAGAAAAATTGAAGGTCACTATATACCGATTGTTATGGGTAATATTTCTGATGAATCTGTTGTTGAGGTTGAAAAAAGAAGATTTTATATTCAAAATTATGAATTTACAATGTTAGGTTTTTTATTAGACCCTGATGAGTTTGAGGTTGCTCCTGCAGTTTCAAGAGTTTTTAATTCTTTTGAAGTTGTGACTGGTAATAGTAATCGTAAAAAGAAAAAATATCCTGAAAATCCCGCAACTTTTGAATATGTTTTGGAATTTAGTTCTTTAGAAACATCAAGGGATATTATTGCCGATTACACAGGTAATTTTACTTTAACAAGTAACGTTAACATTGAAGATGTTGATGGGTATGAGGTTTATATAAAACCTTTTGGTTCAAACGACTTTGATTTTTATGGAACTGATGTTGACAAAATACAAGTTAATACAAATGATACTTTAAGATTTGTTATTACAAAAATAACTTCAGGTAATGTGGCATCTTTAACTTACCAAGTAATATTAGAACCACCTGCGGTTCCATATATTTAATCCTCACCATATATATCTTTTTTTTCGGAACATTTTTCTTTAATTAAGTTTTCAAGAAACTTATACATTTTGATTCCTTGTTTATCACAATATGTTTTTAATATTTGGTGTGACTCAATTGATATCTTAAGATTTTTGATTTTCTTTTCCATAGGCAGAATAAAGGCAGAAAATAATCTGCCCATTTTATAAATAGATGAAAGAAAGTAAAGTTTTTCTAAAAAAACTGAATATTTATGTTATAAATAAATCATGAAGAATATTAAATAAAATGGCAGTAGCAAATAAAGTTTTCGTTTCTCCAGGTGTATACACATCTGAGTATGACTTAAGTTTTGTAGCTCAAAGTGTTGGTGTAACTACTTTGGGTGTTGTGGGTGAAACTCAAACGGGTCCAGCGTTTGAACCAATTTTCATAACAAACTACAGTGACTTTGAATCGTATTTCGGTGGTACAATCCCTGAAAAATTTGTCAATACACAAATCCCAAAGTACGAATTAGCGTACATTGCTAAATCTTATCTACAACAATCTAACCAATTGTTTGTGACCAGAGTTTTGGGTCTATCGGGTTACGATGCCGGTCCATCTTGGTCAATCACAACTATCGCAAACGTTGACGGTACAACTGTTGGTTTAAATGGAAGCTCAACAGCAATTTCTGTCAATTTTACAGGAACCACAGGTTCAACAACCATGACTTTCTTGGGTTCATTTCCGGCACAAATTCAAAATGAATTGGATGTCCCATTTACTCAGTTTGATGGTAGTACAAGTACATTAAGAACACAAATTAATTCTCAATTGTATGGTATATTACTAAATAATAGTTTTTCAGGAACTTCAGCTTACTATTATGGTACCATTCCAACTGCAGCATATAATACATTATCACCAACTTATACCGCAGAAACAAACGTTTATCAAGTTTCAGGTTTAAGTGAAAATGTTGCTGACTATACAGCGTCTGTTGATGATACTTGGTATTATGCAAACTTTAACATTTCTTCAGGTGATAACTACACAGGTTATTCTTGGTATGGTATTGTAACATCATTAACCGGTGCTTCAGGAAATTATTCGGGAACAGTAACAGGTAATTTATATAATTACACAGGTACCGCTTTCTCACAATACAATAATTTAGTTGCAGCAACACTTCGTTCAAGAGGTATTGCAACATACGTAAATGATAATGGACCTGTCTATACAGTGTCAGGTTTAACAGATGTTATAATTAATTCTTCAGGAACATATTCAGGAATTACACAAAATCCTTTTGCTGAGTTCGCAATATCAGGACAAACAGCGTCAGGAAATGATTTCTCATTCATGACTTCATTAAGTACCTCAGATACTAATTATATTTCTAAAGTATTTGGTCAAACTAACTTTGGTAAAATAAGAACTGAGGTTCCTTTATTTGTTGAAGAAACATTCCCAAATTTATTAAATTATGCTTATAACAAAGGTTACATTAGAGGTATCAATACTACTTTTATTGCTTTACCTGGTGTAAGATATAGTGACACAACTGATACAATCGCAGATTATTTAGTTAAATATCAATCAGCTGAATCACCATGGGTTGTTTCTCAATTACGTGGTAATTTGGTTCAAAGATTATTTAAAATAATTTCAGTTTGTGACGGCGATTCTGCTAACTTACAAATTAAAATATCTATCATGAATATTTCATACACAAATGGTTCGTTTGATTTGGTTGTTCGTGATTTCTACGACACGGATTCAAACCCTGTTGTGATTGAAAAATACACAAATTGTACTTTAGACCCAGCTAACAATAGTTATGTCGCGGTTAAGGTTGGTACTAGCAATGGTGAATACGCTTTGAATTCAAAATACATAATGTTGGAAATGAATGAAGACGCAAGTCCTGATTCATTACCTTGTGGTTTTGAAGGATTTGAAATTAGAGAATATGCAAGTGCTACACCTCCATTCCCAATATATAAAACATCATATAACTATCCAGGTGAAGTTATCTATAACCCACCATTTGGTAACACTGCGGGTCAAGATAATACTGTTAAAAGTTCTGGTGATAGAACAAGAACATCTTATTTGGGTATTTCATCACAAGTTGGTTATGACCCTAATTTCTATATGTTTAAAGGTGTTCAAAAACCAAACAATCTTTGTATTGAAGACCCTTACGAACCTTGGGCTTATAAAACAAAAGGATTCCACATGGACTCAGGTGCTACGGTGGTTACAATCGTTGCAGGTCCAACAGCTGGACAACCAGCGTTCTTTGTTGGTGACGCTTCGTTCCAATCTGAACCTGAAACTATTACAAGTCCATACTATACAATTCAATCAAGAAAATTCACTTTCTTAGTTCAGAAAGGTTTTGATGGTTGGGACATATATACAGAAAAAAGAACAAACACAGACAGATTCCAATTAGGTAATGCTGGTTATCAAAAAGGAGCTTGTTCAACAACAAGATATCCAAACGCAACTGGTTGGGGAGCGTTTAAACCGATTGCTTTAGGTGAATTCACTGACTACGCAAATACCGACTATTACGCATACTTGTTAGGTATTAATACATTTGCAAACCCTGAAGCAACGACTATCAACGTATTTGCAACTCCAGGTATTGATTATGTAAATAATTCAAATTTAGTAGAAGATGCAATTTCAATGGTAACATATAACAGAGCAGATTCAATCTACGTTTGTACAACACCTGACTGTAATGTAAACATACCAATTCAAACTGATAATTTTGTTTATCCAACCGAAGCGGTTGATAATTTAAATAACACAGGTATTGATTCTAACTACACAGCTACTTACTACCCTTGGATTTTGGTTAGAGATACTGTTAACAACACACAAATTTATATCCCACCAACAAATGAGGTGTGTAGAAACTTGGCGTTGACTGATAACGTATCATTCCCTTGGTTCGCAACTGCGGGTTACACAAGAGGTTTGGTAAATGCGGTTAAAGCTCGTAAGAAACTTACACAATCAGATAGAGATACATTGTATCAAGGTAGAATTAACCCTATCGCAACTTTCTCTGATGTTGGAACTGTAATTTGGGGTAATAAAACATTACAAATTGCTGACACAGCACTTAACAGAATTAACGTTAGAAGATTGTTATTACAAGCTCGTAAGTTAATTTCAGCTGTGGCTGTAAGATTGTTGTTTGAACAGAACGATTCTAAAGTTAGACAAGATTTCTTAGATGCGGTTAATCCTATTTTGGACGCTATTAGAAGAGACAGAGGTCTTTATGATTTCAGAGTTACAGTAAGTAACAATCCTGAAGATTTAGATAAAAACCAAATGGTTGGTAAAATTTATTTGAAACCAACTAAAGCTTTGGAATTTATTGATATTGAATTCTTCATTACTCCAACAGGAGCGTCATTTGAGAATATTTAATTTAAATGACTAAAACAAAAACAAATATCCCAGTGTCATCATTACTTGAAGGTTTTGATGACGCTGGTTCGCCTGATTTAAAGTATTATGCATTTGACTGGGATGACAATTTAATGTTCATGCCAACAAAAATTATCTTACGGGATTCTAAAGGAGTTGAAGTTCCAATGTCTACCGAAGATTATGCACAATACAGACATGTTATTGGAAAAGAACCTTTTAATTATAAAGGGTATGAAATTGTAGGTTATGCAGATTCCCCATACCGAAACTTTAGAAAAGAGGGTGACAAACAATTTAAAATTGATTCAATGAAAGCAAAACCAGGTCCGGCTTGGTCTGATTTTATAGAAGCAATAAACAATGGGTCCATATTTTCAATTATTACGGCTAGAGGTCACCATCCTGACACTATTAAAGACGCAATTTACAATTTAATAATTACAAATCATAATGGGGTAAATAAAGATTTATTAGTTAAAAATCTAAAAAAATACAGGGACATTGTAGGTTTGGAGGATAAAAGTGATTCAGAATTAATTAGAGAATACTTAGATTTAAACAAATATTATCCAGTTACTTTTAGCGACAGTTCAGGAACTGCAAACCCCGAGAAATTAAAAGTGGATGCTATGAGAGAATTTATATCATATGTAAAATCTCAAGCAAACATATTAGGTAAAAAACTATTTGTTAAAAATGATATATCTAATAAGTTTATTCCTAGTATTGGTTTTTCTGATGATGATATAAAGAATGTAGAAACTATGAAGACTAGTTTAGAAGATGAACCATCTCTTAAAACTTATTATACTGGACAAGGAACTAAAACTAGATTCTAAAGAGGAATATAAATTTTGAAAAAACAAAGTAAATACAAAAATTTTCCAGATGGATGTATTTATAAATAAATAAAAAATAATAAAAAGAAAAAAAATAATATACCATGGCTGATTTATTAATGAAAATGCCGGTTCCCTACGAACCAAAAAGAGCGAACCGATTTATACTAAGTTTTGACCCAACATTGGGTATAAATGAATGGTTTGTTGAATCAACAGGAAGACCATCTATTGATATTAATCCGGTTGAAATTCAATTTTTGAACACATCTACTTTTGTAGCTGGTAGATTCAAATGGAACCCAATGACCATAAAATTCCGTGTCCCTATTGGACCATCAGCCACACAAGCTCTTATGGAATGGGTTCGTTTACACGCAGAATCTGTTACAGGTCGTATGGGATATGCCGCTGGTTACAAGAAAGACTTGTACTTAGAGATGTTAGACCCAACTGGCGTTGTTGTTGAAAAATGGCAATTAGCTCAATCAATGATTACTAAAGCGGCTTGGGATACAGCATCTTACAGTGATGACAAATTGGCAACAATTGATTTGACTATACAAATGGACCGTTGTATATTGATTTACTAAGATTGTATTTACTTTTTATTATTGATTAAAAATCAAAATGAAATATATTTAACACAGGGGTATAAACCCTGTGTTTTTTTTTATGGATGCAACAATGTTACAATACGGACAACAAGATTTTAATTTACCACATGACGTGGTAAAGTTACCATCTGAGGGTAAATTTTACCAATCAAAAAAGAAAGCTGTAAAAGTTGGTTATCTAACCGCGGCTGATGAAAATATTCTTATGTCAACAAATCCTGATGATTTGTTAATGAATTTGGTGAGAACCAAAGTTTATGAACATGATTTAAAACCAGAAGACATGTTAAATGGTGATATTGAAGCCATTTTAATCTTTTTACGTAACACATCATTTGGTCCTGAATATAAAGTGACGGCAATTGACCCCCAAACAGGAAAAAGATTTGAACAAGACATTCTTTTAGATAGTTTGGATTTTAAAGTTCCAAGTACACCACCAAATGAAGACGGAACATATAGTATTCAACTTCCAAAATCACAAGTTAACATTAAAGTTAAACCTTTAACTTTTAAGGAGGTACAAGAAATTGATAAATTGGCGGAAACATATCCAAAAGGTAGAGTTGCACCAAAGGTTACTTGGAGATTAATGAAACAGATTGTTTCTGTAGACGGAGAAACAAGTGAACAAACAAAAACAAAATTCATTGAAGGACTTCCAATTATGGATTCAAAGTACATTAGGAATTTTTTGAATGAAAATGAACCATCAATTGATTTAAGAAAAGTATTAGTAGCCCCGTCAGGAGAAAAAGTTGATGTCAATATCAACTTCGGGGCAGAGTTTTTTCGGGTTTTCTTCTGATTACGCAAAATATCAATTAGACGAATTTTATGTATTGGCGACAAATATGCATTTGTCGTGGACTGATTTTATGAAAATGCCTTCGTACGCCCGAAGATATTTTGTAGATAAAGTAATAGAACTTTCTCAAAAATCAGAATGATTCTATTTATAAGATATGCTTGACCCTAGTAACACATCCAACGGTGATGATTCTGAAAAACTAAGTTTATTGGCCAGGGCCGTTAAAATTGTACAAGAAGGAATCAATGATGGATATAAGACAATTAATCAAACAATCAACGACTTAGTTGATGAGTTAGACGACAGTAATGCGTCTTTAACCGCAGTATTTGGTCAAACACAAAAATCGGTAGCAGCATTAAGACAAGAAATTGCGGTATCAATACCTGGAATTATTGGTATGGGTGGACAAGCAAAAGACGCTTATACCATTCAAGAGAGTATTGCTAAAAAATTACAAACAAATATGATTACATCGGCTGAGGTTGCCGAACAATTGTATGCTGGTGGTAAAGTTTTAGGGTTTACTGTGGAACGAAGCGGTGAAGTTGTCAAAAATTTTCAAAATGCTGGTATTCAAACAGGTCAAATGGTTAAAGACTTGCAAAGTACTGCGGATATTGCTCGTAAAGTTGGGGTTAATACATCTGCGGTTTTTGATTTGGTTGAACAAAATTTAAACCAAATCAATAGATATGGATTCCAAGATGGTGTTAACGGATTGGCTAGAATG